GAATCTATGTTTTACTTTTCAGAGACTGGAAAGTGTGAATTGATTAGTCAAGTTTTTACTCCAAGTTGTATTACTTACTTTGATCCACCATTTGAAATTGAGGATAATAAAATTTTATCTTCAACTGGAAGTTGTGGTTGGTTGTTTAACTCTATTGCTGCAGTTACTAGACTACATTCTGCTGGTAAGATTATGGGGTTAGCACCTTATGGTAATTCAAGTGAACTTGATAATGATGTTTGGTTTGATTATGATCAAAAAACGGATCGATGGTATACTAACAATAAAAATGTATTAAATACTATTAGAAAGATTTATGAAAATGATGATGTAAATCCTAATTTTGATGAATCTTTTTTAAAAAACCCAACTTTTGAACAAAATTCAAATCTTGCAAAAAAACTACAGAATGAAACTAAAGAGCATACTATTAGACTAATACAGATGTTACTTGATAAAGTTCAAACAAATAACATTGTTTTATCTGGTGGTTACTTTTTAAACTGTGTTAATAATTATGAGTATATTAAAGCATTTCCAGATGTCAATTTTTATGTTGACCCATTATCTCATGATGGTGGAACTGCTGTTGGTGGTGCCAAATATGTTTGGCATCATCTCCTAAACAAAAAAACAAAGTATCCATTAAAGAATTTATTTCTTGGTGGATAATAAACCCTATTAATTTTAAAATTCTTATGGCAAGAAAGAGAAGACCCGATTTACAACCAATTGGTGTTGGCATGACTGCTAAGCAAATGAAAAGAAGAAAACCAATTAATATGGATTTTCTTCTTGATATTGAACCTCTCAACGATAATCAATCTAAATTGTTTGAGACGTTTGATAATGATAAGAATTTAGTTGCATATGGTGCCGCTGGAACTGGAAAGACATTCATCACTTTTTATAACGCTTTGAAGGATGTTCTTGATGAATCAACACCGTATGAAAAAATTTATATCGTAAGATCTCTTGTTGCCACTAGAGAAATCGGATTCCTTCCTGGTACACATGAGGATAAAGCAGATATCTATCAGATTCCATACAAGAACATGGTCAAATACATGTTCCAGATGGCAACAGATGCTGATTTTGAAATGCTTTATGGCAACCTAAAGACTCAGGGCACGGTTAGTTTTTGGTCTACTTCATTCCTTAGAGGAACTACGTTAGACAAAGCAATTATTATTGTAGATGAATTCCAAAACTTGAATTTCCATGAACTTGATAGTATAATTACAAGGTCTGGTGAGAATACTAAAATTTGTTTCTGTGGTGATGCAACTCAATCCGACTTGCAAAAAACCAATGAAAGAAATGGTATTATTGACTTTATGAAAATTCTTAGAGTTATGCCTTCGTTTGATATTGTTGAGTTTGGTCTTGAGGATATCGTTCGTTCTGGTCTCTGTAAAGAATACTTAATTGCAAAACACGAATTGGGATTTTGATGTTTAATCACGTTGATTTGAAACTCCCTCAACTTAAGAGGGAGACTATAGATGGTGTTCGATATTATTTTGTTCCTGAAGAGAACGAACTATTAAAACTAGTCTCTATCACTTCTGTTACTAGTCACAAAAATCGCCAGTTCTTTGCGGACTGGCGTAAAAAAATTGGTGCAGAGAAGGCAGATAAAATTACACGACAAGCAACAAGTCGTGGAACTGACATGCACCTTTTGACAGAGCATCATCTCAAAAACGAAGAACTTCCAAAGGTTCAACCACTGTCGGAATTTTTATTCAAAATTGCACAACCAGATCTAAATCGAATAAATAATATTCATGCACTTGAAGGTTCAATGTACAGCAAGGTTCTAGGAATTGCTGGAACTGTAGACTGTATCGCTGAGTTTGATGGGGAACTTGCCATCATTGATTTCAAGACATCAAAAAAACCTAAACCAGTAGAGTGGATTGAACATTATTTTGTACAGTGTATGGCGTATGGATGTATGCTGTACGAATTGACAGGACTACAAGTAAAAAAACTTGTCATTATTATGGCATGTGAAAATGGAGAATGCGTTGTTTATGAAGAATACGACAAAACAAAATACATTAAACTACTCATGGAATACACTAGAGAGTTTCTTAACTACAAATTGGAAAGCTATGCCAGTTAAACTAGAAGACGAGTTTGAAAGGGTATTAGAGAAGAAGTTTTTTTGCCCGACAAAATTTGCTCAAGAGATTGAGGTTCTAGTTAAAAATAACAAAGATATGAATTATATTGATGCTATTATTCATTTCTGTGAAAAGAATAGTATTGATTTAGAATCAGTTCCGAAACTTATATCAAAACCTTTAAAGGAAAAGATTAAGTATGATGCGATGGAATTAAACTTCTTAAAGAGGACTTCTAGAGCAAAATTGGTTTTTTGATTCAAAAAAAGTCGAAAAAAACATCGCGGGGAAAATTTTGAAAACCCCCCTTCTAAAATTATGACTCCGTTTGACGTATATAAGACATATCTTTCGTTAAAAAATCACTTTACAAAAGATAATTACGATTATCATAAGTATTGTGGTAAAACTCGTGCCTCTTTGCAATCCTTTTATAAAAGGAAGGATAGATATTGGTTTGAGAAGTTAGGTAGGCAAAAAAATGATAAAGAGATTATTGATTTTTTTGTTGCTAATTTTGTTTCCTCTGGAGACGCAGATTCTCTTTGGATTGGTCAAATAATTAGAGAAGGTGAATCTGTGTATAACAATTGGAAGAAGAAAAAAGAGTCTTTGGCATATATCTTTAAAGAAGAGACTACCGATTTGTTTACAGAGCATAAGTTTAAAGAAGTTTTTGATTGCTCAAAGGGACATCCACCTTTACTTAAAAAATTCTTAAATGGCAAAATTAGCATAGAAACTATGGTCATATATGACAGAATATTTCTCTTTGGGAATGATTTTGATAAAAAATTGATAGATCCAGTTTGGCAATTGGTCTCAAAAAATATCAAAAAATACAATTCCTTCCTAAATATTGATATATTCAAGTATAAGAAAATTTTAAAGGAGTGTGTATTATGAGTTTTTTTGATTCTGAAGTTGTTCGCTCCGAAATTGCACATATTAACGAACTTCAGGAAAAACTATACGATAATATGTTCAAGTTTTTTAAGATGGATAGGGAAGGAAAACTTGAACATGTAAATGTACTCCAAGATTTGCTTGAGAAGCAAAAAGTATTATATACAAGATTGTCTCTGTCGGATGATCCAGAGGCAAAAAAGATGAAGGAAAATATATCTAAATCTGCAATGGCAATGGGACTTCCAGAAGGAATGGACATGAATATTATTTTTTCAAATATGGAAAAACTGATTCAACAAATGAAGGATCAGGTCAACAAAACAGAGGGTTGACGCACTAGGGGACTTGCACTATACTGGTAAGTGTCCACCGCAAGTCCCCAAAGGACACACACAAGCCGAATCTCAAAAATACGAGGTAATCTAATGTCTTTCGCAGATCTTAAAAAGCAATCTTCGCTTGGTTCTCTTACTCAAAAGTTGGTAAAAGAAGTTGAGAAGATGAACACAAGTTCTAATGGTGCAGATGAGCGCCTTTGGAAACCAGAAATGGACAAAACTGGTAATGGTTATGCAGTTATTCGTTTTCTCCCTGCTCCTGAAGGAGAAGACCTTCCTTGGGTAAAAATGTACTCCCACGGATTCCAAGGTCCTGGTGGTTGGTATATTGAAAACTCCCTGACTACTATTGGACAAAAGGATCCAGTGTCCGAATATAATCGTGGACTTTGGAATAGCGGTAACGAAAAGGATAAGGAAACTGTCCGTAAGCAGAAGCGTAAACTGTCTTATTATTCTAACATCTATATTGTAAAGGACCCCACAAATCCTGCGAATGAGGGTAAAGTATTCCTCTTCAAATATGGTGCTAAAATCTTTGATAAGGTAATGGCAGCAATGCAACCTGAGTTTGAAGATGAAGAACCCATCAATCCCTTTGACTTCTGGCAGGGTGCGAACTTCAAACTGAAGATTCGTAAGGTTGATGGTTATTGGAACTATGATAAGTCCGAGTTTGATCGTCAAGCACCTCTTCTTGAAGACGATGATGCTCTAGAGGGTGTATGGAAGAAAGAATATTCTCTACAAACTTTGGTTTCTCCTTCTGAGTTTAAAACTTTTGAAGAACTTCAAAAACGTCTTGACTATGTTCTTGGTAAGAAGGGAACTCCTAAGTATCAAGATTCTGATGAATATGAAGAGGAAGATACCACTCGTGGTTCCTTCAAACCAGACTTCGGTTCACGTCAAACTCAAGAGAGTCAACTTCCAGAAGAGTTGAGTTCTCAACTTGAATCGTTGACTTCTTCATCTTCTTCTAATGATGAGGATGATGACGCCCTTAGTTACTTCCAGCGCCTTGCTGAAAGTTGATTAAGTAGTTATTCATATAAACGAGGATTATCTCCTCTCTTAATGGTTCTGGACACATACTGTTCAGAACCTTCTTTATATTCCATAATACCTTCAATATCATCTAAAACTATACTTAAAAATTCTGGTTTTAGAATGTAAATATTTCTTTTTTTGTTTTCGAGGTTTTCTTCATACTGATAATTTGTTACAGGAACACAAGATTCTTTACCAACTATCTCTAATAGTTCTCCTGCTCTGGTGTCGAAATAAACAGTTCCATAAGTAAGTCTCTTTCTCCAGTTGAATCCATCATACTTCCATTCTTGTCCACTTCTTTCAAAAATTTCATTAACTTGAGGTTCATATAGATTCCCAGGTTTACTAAAAATTAAATCTGGAGGAGAATTGTATCCTCTTCCTGGATTTGTTAATGTTATTTCTTTAACCTCACCAGATTCTGTTTTTACAACTGCTTTTGCTGTAATTGGTGGCAATGGATTTTCAATTACAGCAGTTGGAGGGGTTCTGTAGTTATAACCACGGTCTACCATAATGACTTCATCAACACCACCATTTTTAATTAAAACATAACCAGTTGCTGTTCTGTGTGGAATTGGTGATTGAATAAAAATGTTCGGTGGATTACTTGTAGTGTATCCTGCTCCAGCTTTTGTAACCGTGATATTGACAATTTTTTCTGTTGTTGTAGTTCCAACACCCACAGTTGCAGTTGCTGTTGCAGTAATGTCTGTACTATAACGGTATAATTTTCTATTACTAGAACCACCAACGATGAATAGTGTCTCTGTTGGATTAGCATACGCATCCATAGGAATTGTGTCACCACTATCCGTTTGAATATTACGAGAACCTAGTAGTGTAAAACTATCTAAATCCCAATTTGCACCTAATTCTAATACGTGCATTTGTTTTGTATCTGTTCCAGAGACATATAATTTTGTTCCATCGTCTTTAAACGCAAAACCACGTACAGAAGTTTCTCCAGTTAATGATTGTATGTTAACTTGTTGTGTTGGTAATGGTTTTAATGTTGTAATATTCCAGTCTACAAGTAATTCGTATTTTTTGATTGTATCTGGATCTTGAGTTTCAATAATATACAAGTAAAACCCATCATCCTGCATTCTAATTCCTGATGATGTGGGCATACTAATCGCACCAGCTACAGTTGCTGTGCTTATATCCCAATCTGTTGATAAATCATATTGTGCAATTTTAAAACCAGATCCAGTTAAACCAGAGACATACATTCTCGATCCATCTGGTTTAAATTCAATACCAGTTAGATATATGAAGGATACTCCACCAAAATTTAGAGTTCGAGTTGCAATCTTAGTCCCACTTGCTATATTGTAAGGTGATGATAATTCATAATGCTCAATAACTCCACTAGTATAAGTATTTGCTCCGTGACATGTGTATATTCTTACACCTAGAGCATCCATAAAGAATCCTTCAAATCCATCTTCTACTGTAAAGTTTGAATCGGTAATAAACAATGCACTACTGATAACATCTGGAGGTGGATCTATTGTAACTATTGGTGTAAAAGTATATCCATCTCCAGGATTACTAATCGTTATAGATCTTATAGTTCCTCCAGCACCAATAACAGGTGTTAATGTTGCTGTAATTGTAGGTGGTGGAGGACTAAATGTAATTTGTGGTTGGAACGTATAACCAGTTCCATTATCAATAATTGTAATTAAACCAACTTCTCTATCATCTGGTGGATTATTAAGTTCTACAGATATTGTACCTTTTCTTGG